GGGACGGCCAGGAATTGGCAAGTCTACTTTAATCAAGACTATGACAGCTGATTTAACTCGATCGTTGTGGCCATCTGAACCAAAACCATCATTCTACAGTATGAATATGAACTTGGAATTCTTTGATGGGTATGCAGGACAGCGCATAATGATTGCGGATGACGTGTACAAGATGAATGAGCCCAAGCATCTAACAGCAACGATAGGCCTTATAACGAATACACCTGTTATATTGCCGATGGCAAATCTGGCTGATAAGGGAGTGCAGCTTACAAGTGAAGTTTTCTTATCGACCACAAATACTGCCTATCCATTGGGCAAGGATGTTTTGTGTATGGAAGCAGTTCACAGGAGACGCCATATGCTCGTTGATGTAACATGTGACGAGCGTGTAATCGAGGAAGGTAGTGGACAGTTTTCAGAAGCACTATTCCGACAATATTATCCTGGACAAGATAAATCTAAGTTCCCACATCTTAAGTTCGGCCTTATGAAACCTGTGCCTAAAGAGTTTGGAGGAGCTGCGGAGACCGTTCTCGTTGGAGAAGATGAGCAGATTGTTTACAACGAGTATGCAAAGTTGCTCAGGGATGCAAATTTCAAAGTATCCTTGGGTCATAAGGAATTAGATCCAACATTTTATTTCAATGAAGAGAATTTGCCGCAAGGATTTTCGTATCCTGCGCGTGGTTGGAGTTATGAACAGTTTATGACCAATTGCATGGTTAGATTCCGTTCCTTTAGAGGAATGGAGGAAAGCTATAGTACGGCTGTCAAGTATGCACATACTGCAACTTGCCTAGCTGAGATTGATGCATTGCTGGATCAGAATTCTGACTGTGATGGCCCTGAAATACCAACTGGAGTTGGCCGCTTTGATTTGATTAAAATGTATGGAAAAGAGTGTATGCATCCCATGGGAACAGATGATCCTCTGGGGAAGCGCATTGCTTCTGATATTGATGCCCATAGAGCTACTGCACCTGAGCTAGAGCACTTTGATCTTGATGCTTGGGTTGAGAAGACCTTGGATGGATATATTGGTAGAAATGAAAAGCCTACTGGCATCACTCTTGAGGAAGAAAGTATACGGCGTACTACTATCTTGCGCAGAAGAAAGAAGGCTATTGTTCCCCCGCAGTTGCAAGAAGCCCTGAAAGTTCACCGACACAATTTGGATTGGTACATCAAGATCCATGATCATCCCACAACGTGGGATTCTTGTGTATTTGAAGGCAAGAATTTGGAGGTTGAAATGTTGCAAGCATTGATGATGCAGGCATTATCACGTGTTATACCAACTAGAGCAGCATTCGGCGAGCTAGTATCAGAAGATAAGCCTGAATCTAATGTGTGGTGGAGATGGTTCCGCCGTCTTGCCACTATTCCAGGCCTTGCCGTAGATGCATACGCAACATACAACCAAGTGATTCGCCTTCTATTGCCATCTGAGAACTTGGTGTGGCCTGAGGGCTTTGGATCTAGAACCGGCTATATGTCGGATATGTCCATTGCCTTCTTGCAGCGTCTAGAGAAAATCAATGGAGAATGGTGCCTGAATGTGACGGATTTGCATTCAATCTTTCCGTCACCATGTGTTGCAAAGGTCTACTCAAATGGACTGACTCAGGAAACATATGAAATTCCTGTGGATATAGCTTTTTGGCTATCTCATGCACAGCATTTCAGAATATTCCTGAATAGATTCTGCAATTTTACAGCTGAGCAACAGCAGACTCTTGTGGATGAAGCACATTTCAGGAACCGTTTTACCGGAACATATACCTATGAGTATTTTGCTAAACAGGCAGAAGGAACGTTGAAGGGAACGGTCTATGCGGCACTGTCGTATCTCACGAAGCCATATAAATATCTGGCTGTGAGATTTCCACAAATCACTATCACTGCAACCTACATCCTTGCAGTTACAGCAGTGGTGTTTATTGTTAAATCAATTGCATCACTGTTCTCCCATCCTACCTCGAAGGTCTTGCATCGTGGTCCTGTCAGTAATATAGTGTATCGCGGAAATTACCCAACATCACAACGATTGCCTGAGCTATCAACTACCATCTTGAAGAGAAATGTTGCTAATATTTGTATATCAACAACTATGGAGTCTAGAAAGGCTCAGTGTCTCCGTACGGAGCAGTTCGTCTTATGTAATTCGCACATATTTGACGGGCTTGTCCCAGATGGGGGCCAATACTTGGTGACATTGACTGATGGCTCATTGACTAACGATTTCTGGGTTCCTGAGACCCAAGTGTACATAGATAAAGATCGTGATCTAGCAATCATATTCTCGCGATTATTCCCAGCAGTGCGGAAAATATCAGACCATTTCATTAAGCAGTCTGATTATGAGCGGAGTGAATTCACGGGACAGATGGTAATCTGCTCAAAAACACCTGAGTATGGAATTGTGGAACATTATCCAGTTGTTGGCAAGGTTGATCGCCTTGACCTCAAAGGAATAACA